GTACGTGACACGCGCTGGTGTAGTCAAGTTTACAGACCGCAACTATGTGTACACGAACACATCGAGCAACACCAGCCAAGCGACATTTGCTGCAGGTTCAATACCGTTTGAGCCATCAGTACAAATCAACTATGACGCTCAAGCAATCCGAAACGACATTACAGTGACGTTTGCTGGTGGCGGCCAGACATCAACCACGAACGCATCAAGCGTTACCGCCTATGGCACAAATGCCATGAACATACAAACACAGCTCTCTACACAGGCTCAAGCGGTCACATTGGCCGCATACGAGGCAACGGTTAATGGGCAATTGCTTACCAACATCTCACCATTATCGGTTGGTGTTACAGCAGTGACCGCTAACTGGACTACTTTGCTGCAACTTGATTTGCTTGACCGTTACACGCTTACAGTGCAACCACCATCTGGTAACAGCATCAGCCAAACAGAGTTAATTAACCGCATCGAGCATCGCATTGTGCCGGGCCAGTGGCAGATGACGGTTGACGGGTCAGCGCGTTACACGGCTTGGTTTATCCTCGACAAGTCCACACTCAATGGCACAGATTTACTACAATAGGGAGAACTTATGGCACAAACAACATTTTCAGCAAACGCAGTATTAACTGCGGCGCAATTAAATAATGAGTTTCAGTGGGTTCCATTTAGATACCAGACTGGCACAGTGACTTTTTCTAGTTCGGTAACTGTCACTTTTGTTGCTTCACGATTTACTGCCGCACCAATGGTTGTTACACAACCAAAATCAATTGGCAGTGCTGTGTCTTACGAGTTTACAAACGTACCAACAACATCATCTTTTAACATTGAGCGCAGCGTTGCTGGAAGTTGGGCATCGCATTACATTGCAATACAAGCATTAACAGGATCAGGAGCAGGGCCATGAGCGAATATAAAGAAATGCACGTTATTTGCCAAACGGCAAATTGCCCAAACGAAAACATTGGGATTGTAGTGCAAGCAGTATTGCCAGATTGTTTTGTTGTTTGCGGTGGTTGCCACAACGAAATCACAAACAAAACAGAGCTAACTAATGAAGTGCCGCCTACTGGCGTTTAGCGTCATGCTTGCACTTGTCCTGACCGCGTGCGAAACAACACGAACAAACGCGCCACAAAAAGTACGCAACAGCGTGCTAACTCGATGTAACACAATGGTGCAATGCGAAAGGGTAACTAATGGGTAAAGATAAAGCAGAAATAGAGCATTTACACGCACGCATGATTGTGTTTGTTGGTTGCACAATCGCAGTCACATTTGCGCTAACCGTTATTGGCTTTGTGTACGGCTTGCTGTTTGTAACTCAGCCTTTAGAGCAGTCACCTAATGACGCGCAATTTATTGACTTGCTTTCAACACTGACCGTCTTTATGACTGGCACATTGTCTGGTCTTGTTGCCGCTAACGGACTTAAGCGCAAACCAGCAGAGCCAGTTACAACACCATGAGCATTATCCCTGCAAACCCTAAAGTAATCGGCTCACGGCCATACACAGGCAACAGTGACGGTGCAGCTGCAGGCCCACTACCCGGCATGGATGAGTGGATACGTCAAGCCATCAAATACGGCGGCGGCGCATTTTTTAATAACGGTTCTTACGGTGTAAGACCGATGCGCGGTTCAGAGGAACTTAGCGTGCACGCCACAGGTAGAGCAGTTGATTTGTCTTACAGGATGTCAGAAAAAAACCCAACAGCTAACCGTAAAGGCACTATTGCGTTTATCAATATCGTGCTTGCCAACGCCAACGAACTTGGTGTTGAGTGCGCGCTCGATTATTTCCCCAAAGCGTTTGGGCGCGGCTGGCGTTGTGATCGTCAAGCATGGAAATCGTACAGCAAGCCAGAGATACACGGTGCGCCCGGTGGCGATTGGCTGCACGTGGAAGTCTCACCAATGTTTGTCAAGCAACCTGCAAGCCTTATACAGCAAGCGTTTAAGAGGGTATTCACCGAATTGCCACACTGATGCCCTATGGTCGAAGTACCGACGATAAGGGGAGATGCAATATGGCTGATGCCAAAACATACGTTTACGAGGTTTACACAACTCACCTAGACACAGAGCAAATGGTCTTAGTGCAGATATTCCGTGACCCTGAAACCGACAAAGTGTTACACGCACAAATTGCGTTTAAGAGCGCTGTTGGTGACTCATGGGGAACGCCTTACCAATTGGAGAAAAAATGAGCTATTTAACGATCAAAATAGGTGCATGGTTCATTAGTGGCCTAGCGGCGTTTACGTTGCTCTGGGATGCTAGTAAGCCGTCTGACAGCCAACCAGTGACCAGTGGGCAAGTGACCATCACATTGACCAGCATTGTGCCCACCTCAACAGTGCCGGCTACAACCACAACCACAACTGCACCTAAAGGCTGCATGGAATACCTAAACGATGCCATTGCAACTGGATGGCCAATTAGTGAGTCACCAACCATCTTGCGAGTTTTGCAACGGGAGAGCGCGTGTAACCCTCTGGCGTTCAACGGCAAAGACCGCAATGGTGGCTCACGAGGTTTATTCCAAGTCAATGGTGCTCATGAGTCTTGGCTGATCGAGGATGGCATCATCACCAAACTTGATGACCTGTTTTACCCTGATGTCAACATTAAAGCCGCGCTACACCTCTGGCATAAAGTTGGCTGGCAAGCATGGAACTTACCAAGTGAGTGAAATACCATATCCCGATAGTGGCATCAGCCAAGAAACGAGAAAAGCAATGTATCCCGATAACTACAGCGACCGTTACGGCCGTGTGTTCAATAACTTGATAGACGAAATTGTCAGACCAGTGCACATACCTAGCCAATTGCCAGATCACTCAATCTTGCTTGACGAGTTAGAGCTACTGCACGAGGCACACACAACCATTGGCGGCCAACAAAACCGATTTAACGCATCAGTGATCAGAGCAGCAATAAATGTTATACGCGACCTGTAAAAAGTGCGGTCTAATGATGCACGGCACAAGGTACAGACACAACCCAGAAAAGATCATGTGGCTGCACCCGGACTTAAAAGCCTGTACAAAAGTTAAGCCAATCAAATGAGCTTTACCGTAGGACTCACCCACCAATACTTGTATGCACGTGACAACATGGTTGCAACCAAAATGCGTGAAGTACGCGCACTAGGTCAAGGCAAAACAGCACGCACACTAGACAACACAGTGGCAAGCAATCTTGGCTTTACAGTCGAGGCAGCATGGGCACAATACAACGGTGCACCATACGAGTTTGAGCCATACCAACTAGGCGGTGATGACGTACTCGGCTACCAGTTGCGCGGCACACACCACCATGACGGCCACCTATTCACCTATGACCGTGACCCAAACGGCATCTACATTTTGGGCATAGTTAACTCATCATGCACAACCGTTAACTTCATCGGCTGGTCAACCAAACGCCGCACAAACATTGACACACACTTACGTACCCATTTGGGAGACCACAAGCTGCACGAACCAACCTATTGCACCAGCCAATTGGAGTTATGGTCATTTGACCTATTGCCGGCTACAACCAAATTGGTACAACACCGATCTGATATGGTCGCATAACTAAACCCGACAAAGGAGACCCGACATGGCACATTTTGATTTAGCACTCTACGAAACAGTTGCACAACGCTTGGTGCGCTGGTGGGCAGAATACCCAGATGGTCGCATTATTACTTCGATACATCACTATGACGGTTCAACCATCATTATGCGTGCAGAGTGCTACAACAACGATGACAGACTTATCGCTACAGGTTATGCAGAGGAAGTATTCGGTAATAGCCCGGTCAACAAAACTAGTTTCTTGGAGAACTGTGAAACTAGCGCTATTGGTAGAGCAATCAGCAACAGCCGTATTGGTCATCTCGGTGGCGAGGACTCAGGGCAGCGTGCATCAATGGAAGAAATGCAAAAGGTAAACAGGCTTAACACCACGCCTCGACCAGACACTCACGGCAGCGCAACACCGAAGCAAATCGGTTTCTTAAAGAGCCTTGCTCGTGGTAAGGGTTGGGATGATTTGCAACTACTTGAGTACATCCACAAATTGTTACAAGTTGATGACGCAATAGTTGAGACTTTGACTGCTGGTCAGTGCTCTGCCGTTATAGATGGGTTAAAGAAATGAGTCGCACAGTCTGGCTTGCATTAGCTTTAACAGCGTTATGCGCAATACTGATGGCAATGTCTGATAGAAAATGACACTAACTGTTGGCTCGTTGTTTTCTGGCATAGGTGGTTTAGACCTCGGCTTAGAACGTGCTGGCATGAAAGTAATATGGCAATCGGAAATAGACCCGTACTGCAACAAAGTATTAAAAAAGCATTGGCCTGAGGTAACAAATCATGGAAACATCAAAGACATCAACTGGGAAACAGTTGAACGACCAGACGTTATTTGCGGTGGATACCCATGCCAACCATTTAGCACCGCAGGCAAACGCAGAGGCACAGACGACCCAAGACACTTATGGCCGTGGGTCAGAGATGCCATTAGCGCACTACGACCAACCTACGCAATCTTGGAGAACGTCAGAGGACATCTCTCTATGGGGGGATTACAAGTTATTGGAGAGCTTGCCGAAATCGGGTATGACGCGGAATGGCGTGTTGTTTCAGCAGCCGGTGTGGGTGCGCCTCATAGACGAGACCGCATCATCATTGTGGCCTACGCCAACAGCGCATCCAGACAACAGCAACCTCAAAGGCAAGTTCAAGAACCCAACACTGGGCGATGCAGTGAGGATGTGGCCGACAGCGCGAGCAAGTGCAGCGATGGCAGACAGCCCAGAGGCAATAAAACGCAATCTAAAAAAGAAGGGTTACAAAAGCAAATTAGAGCAAGCCGTACAGTTATGGCCAACACCACGAGCAGCACAAGCGGAAGCCCGAAACCATACGGTATATGCGCGAAAGTCTGGCAAACCTCAAAACTTAGAGAACAGGATTGCGCAACGCGATCCTTTAACGATTGGTGGGAAACTGAACCCAACGTGGGTCGAGTGGCTGATGGGATTTCCAATCGGGTGGACAGACTTAGAGGATTAGGTAACGCAGTAGTACCACAAGTTGCAGAATACATAGGCCGTTTAGTAATGGCTGCACATAACAACACATAGACCTAAGCGAGTCGCATCGTGGTTGGATGACCGGCGGTAACGCCGTTAGATCGGCACGCATTAACACTGATACACGAGAGCGCTAATGCAAAGTGTCGAGGCGGCCTGTAAACATAATCAGGCAGATGTGCAAGGTAATCGGATTGAGGCAGCCCGATGGGTAGAGCATCATCACTCTGTCTCTAATCACACACACAGATGACATACACTTAACAAACCGACACAACAAAGGAACAGCCCGACATGAACACCTACCAACCATCAACCGACAACAAGGCGCGTATGCGCCGCGTTAGCACAAGCGAAGCGCGTGAGCATCATGCCGGCTAAAAGACGATCAACCGAACACGCATCAGCAACATACCAACGCAACCGCAAACTCATACTCAGCGACAACCCACCATGCCACTGGTGTGGTATCAACGCTGCAACAGAGGCAGACCACATCATCGAGACAGACAGAGGCGGAACATCCGAACTTGACAACCTCGTACCAGCCTGTCGTAAATGCAATGCAACAAGAGGCAACAAATACAGAGCTGCACGCGATGACCAAAGAGCAAAACCAAAACAGAAACCAAAAGTGACATCAGCAAACCCAACACCAGCAAGAGTTACAGAACACAACCACTCACAGCGTTTTTTTCCTGAACCAACTCCTGTC